CCCGATTTGTAGACGGCCTGACCGGCAGTGATGGTTTCACCGGCGGTGCCGTGAACGATCTTTGCGTTTGAGCCGGGAACGACAGAAGCAGCAGTAATGGTGAGGTCAGCCATGATAGTCTCCTATGTGTTCGGAAATTGCGGGGAACGGTTACTGCAGCTCGACTTCGCCGTCTGACTCCATGGACGCGGTGAACGTCACGCGCGATCCGCGATTGCCGGTCACGTTGAGCGCCGTCAGCTTGTAGGGGCCGATCCAAGTAAGAGAGGCATCGCCCGTCATTTCGATCTTGACGTTCTTCGTCGCGCCGGACTCAAACCAAGTGTTCCAGACGGAGAAGTCTTCCGCCGCAACCACGCCAGAGCCAGACAGGCTGGACGAGAGCGAAACAGTATCCCGCTCAAGCCACGACGCCGCGTCGGGATCGTCACAGTCCGGCACGTTGGTATCGTTGGAAGCCGCCGAGCGATTGAACTCGCGGCTATTGAGCCCGCATGGAGCGCTGAACACCTCCGGTGTCGCGCCGTCGCCGAGCGAGATCAGGAACTGGGAAAAACGAAGCGTCGTTGCCTGTGCCACGGAATCTCTCCTTTATGCAGGCTCGGTCAGAGCGTGGAAGGTGATGATGGCGTGGCGCGTCACGCCGTCGGGGTCGCGCACGTAGTTGACGCTCTGCAACTCGAAGACCACGGCCACATGGCCGTTGATGGGTATCTCGGCGTCGTCCAGTGCAGCGACAACAGCGCTCCCGAGGCGCTTCACTTCTGGATAGCCGACCGCCCGTGACCAGCCATCGATCTGAATGGAAAGCTCCGAGCCGTCGATGCAGTCGGCCTTGTCGGGCAGCACTTGCATGTCACCGAGCGTGACATAGGGGAACTGTGGCTTTTCCGGCACCGTGTCATAGACGCGATTACTGATGATCGCCGCCACACCAGCATCAGCCTTCAGCGCGGACACAATCGCTACCTGGATCGGATAGGACGGGTCGCTCATGCCACGCCCTGCTCACAGAGCATTTCAAGCCATTGTCTCTTCTGGGTCGGATCGATGATCGAGCGGATGTTGTAGACCGTATCCGTGCGCTCATCGCGCGCCCGCCAGTCGGTTGTCACCTGCAATGTCTGCGAGGACCGCCGCACAGTTATGTTGACGGCTTCGCGACCTGTCAGGCGGTTTGCAAGCACAGTCTCGCCGCCGAGTTTGGGAGATACTGAGGCAGCAACGACGAAATCCGGCACGTCAGCAAAACCGCCTTCCGTGTTGCCGGCCCCGTCGTCAAAGCCGATGGTCGGTCGGTAGAAGCCGACACGTTCGCGAAGATTGCCCGCTTGCATGACGGCTAGGCGAACACACGAAAGGTGGACAACAAGGCGGCGGCGGCAAACGGAAGTTCATAGCGCTGCGCATCGCTCGCCACCTCGCGCTTATCGTAAAGCTCACCAACCATCAGCAAAACTGCTTGGCGTATCGGTGCGGGCACGGCCGAGGCAGCGCCATATCCCGCGGTATAGCGAACCCGTACTGCCTCGCCCTGCCACCTGATCGATGGCCACGACGAACCATAGGCAAGGGCGATCCGCGGCTTGTTCGGTTGGCCTACAAGGCGATAGTCGCCGCTCGAAACCGTTTGTTCGGTTCCGTTCGTGTCATCGTACTTGACGCTGACAATTGCGGAGATCGGCGGAAATGGAAGCTCAATGTCGTCGCACCCAAAATCATCTCCGCGCCATTCGAGGGTCTGCGTGACCAGCGCTCTACCTAGCCAACCGTTTGGCCCGTCAATGGTGCCGGTGGCCGCCGCCACCAGCGACTCGATGTAACTGTCGTCATCCGTGAAATCTTCGGCCCGAACATGCTTCTTGGCTTCGGCAAGCGAAACCACCGGCGCCGCAGGCGGTGTGATGACGACAACGGACATCGGATCGCTTAGGCCGCTATGACCGTTGCGGTCGGGTCCGAAGTCGCAACCGTAGAGCCGGCATCGTTGATCGCCGTGACCTCGAAGGTGATCACGGTCCCGACCTGGCCAGCTCCGAGAACCAGCGTTAGTGCCGTTTCGCCGCCGATCGCCACTTCATCCGCCAGCCATCGATAGGTTGCCGACGTGCCCGTATGCGTGCCGGGATCGCCCGTGAGGGTTTCGCCTTCCTGTGCTGTGCCGCTGATACTCGGTTCAACCGAGAACGTCGGATCGCCGAGCACTGCGGCTGTATCGGCAGAAGTCGCGACAGCCGATACGCCAAGGTTGGTTGCCTTGACCGTACATGACATGACCGCGCCAGCATCGGCCAACGCTAGGACACGAGTGTTTGCGTTGGCGCCGATAATCTGGCTGCCGTTGCGGTTCCATTGGTAGGCATAGGTGTCGGGCGTGTTTGACCATGTGCCGGTCGAACAGGTCAGGGTCTCACCCTGATAAAGATCGCCTGTGATCGCCGGCAACACAGAGTTAACCGGGAGCTTGAGCGCGGCGTCCGCGGCCCGGCTGGCAGCCCTGCGGCCCTCGTAGGTCCGACGTGATCCGCGCGCCATGTTACTTGCCCTTCCGCTTGGAAGACTTGCCCGCTTTATTGCGAGGGGGCGCATCCATCTTGTTCAGAGGGGGCGCATCAGCTTTGGCATCGGCCGGCTTTTTTTCGGTCTTATCCACCGATTTCCCGACCTCAGTCGCCAGCCCGTGCTCTACGAACTGCCGTCCGGCTTCGTCGGACACTTCGAATTCCTCACCCGGCAAGATGTTGTCGGACTTCACCGATGACACGAACATCGTATCGTTTGCCTTGAGCCTCATGGCGCGCTCCTTTGTTCTGAAGGTGATGGCGGGGCCAGCCGAGGCCAGCCCCGCCATCAAGGTTACGAGGTCAGATCGGTGATCTGATCGCTGAAGTCGCCCTTCACAAAGGCGAGCGTGTTGTAGACAGCCAACGCCAGCCGCTCTTCGCACAACACGGTCACGAGGTTCTTGCGGAAGTTGTCGCTGTCCTCCGTGCTGATCTCGACCCGCGCATCCATGCGGTCGAAAATCTGCGCTCCGTAGCGGAACGCGCCGACGAGAAACTTGTCGACGGTCATTGCCGGCGTCTCGACGACAGGAAGGCCCCACAGACGCGGGGTCGTGCCATCCACCGGATTGCCGATGATGTACGCGCCCGCCGTGTCCTTGGTCGTCTCGATCCCGAACCAGTCGGTCGGGTTGAGGACGATGCCGGTCGGCGGGATGTTCGCCAGCGCCGCCTGGAGCATCGCGGCCCGCAGAACGTCCAGCTTTGTCGGTGCCGTGACAATCGCCAGATTTGCCGTGGATGCGGTCGCCTGCGTGTAAATGCCATTGAGGTCGGACCCGCCGGCGCCGTTCAGCAACGCATTGTCCTCGACATAGGCGAGGCCGTAGCGAAGCCGACCGTCGATGTAGCTCTGGAGCATCGGCACGTCATCGAAGATGTTGCGGTGCGCGAGAATCCAGTGCGCGATCGTGACCACGGTCGCCGTCACCAGGTCGAACTTCATTTCCGACTGCGGCTTGGTCGCGCCGCTGGTTTCCGAGTGCGCCGCGGCGCTGTTGGTGAAGCCGGTTTCCTTCGGATACTGGATCGCGTTCGAGTTGGTCCGGCCCGGAGTGAGAAGGTCCCGGATCGTGAGGCGACGCTTGACCGGATCGACCATCGGAGCGCGCATTGGCACGATCAGATCGCCCGCCGAACCGTCGGCGTCTGTCGTCAGCGACGTGATGATCGCCTTCACCTCGACACCGACACGTTTCCCAACGGTCGGGTTGGCGATAAAGGTTTTGACGCCTTCATCGGCGATGAACTTCTGACCCGCCGACTTGTGTTCGACGGTTTTGTCGTCGCCTTGGCGGACCATCTTCTGCTCAAGCTCATCGAGACGTGCTTTCGTCTCGGTGACGGCCTTGATCGCCTCATCGGCGGTCTGCTTGGCACCGGCCGCAAGGGGTTCGCCCTTCTCAGCCTTGCCAAGCGCGTCGGTTGCGATGGCCTTCAGCTCTTCGAAACGTTTGTCGAACGCAGTTTTGACCTCGGCGGCCATCTCGGCCACCGTTTTGGTTTCGGTCGTCATGGGATAGCCCTTTCCAGGCTAAGAGGAATGTTAGGCGAGGCCCCGCAGGAACTCGGCCAGTTCATCCGCCTTGCCTTCAGGCTCCCCCTGAAGATGCGGCGCCGCCTTGGATGCAATTGCAGTCGCAAGGCTCTTCGAAAAACCTCCTGCATCCCGCAGGAAGTCTTCAAATTCTCGGACGGTCGGCATTTTGCCGCCGGCTAGAATGTCCTTCACGCTGAAAACGCGTGTTCGCTCATTCATTGGAATGGTAACGAGTGAGATTTCGTGCACGGCTACTTCGAGAAGCTGCCGTATTTTCCCTTCCATACGCTTGCGAATTGTCTTGTAGCCCATCGAAAGACCACTCAGCGCCCCGTCTTTTGCCAAGCCGTGAGCTTCTTTCCCATCGCGCGTCGACATCGAAAACCGGCCCTTCACCAGAAGCCCTTCCGGGGTCTCCTTGAAGGCATTCCAGACGCCGCCCGGACGTTTTTGATCATGATAAAGCAACATTGGCAGCGTTTTACGCTGAGCAATGGATGCCGATATTGCACCTGGCATTACCTGATCACCGCCGTAATCAACATCGCCATAACCCACGGCGAGCCCTTCGATATTGCCGTCATCATCGATGCTTTTTGCGTCAAGCGCGAAATCAAGCTCTTCCATTTGGGTAATCTCCTAAGCCGCTACGTCGGCGGGCTCGGGCAGTGCCGGGGCTGGCTGCTGTCCCAAAGGCACGTTCTGCGACTGCACCGTAAGGTCGTCCCCACCTTCGACTGGCGGCAGGTTTTCCCAAGCGCGAACTTCGTTTCTCGCGTAAATCCCGTTTTGCACGCCAGTCGCATAAGTCGACATACGCGCCTGACTATCGCCACGCAGGAGTCCCTCGACCTTAAACTCGGCCGTCATCGTCTTGCGATCGATCGGACTCATCAGAGAACGACGCACCGACTGCTCGATGCGAGACAGATAAGGCCGCAGGCTGTAGATCAGGAAGCCGATGTTCTGCTGCTCCAAGCCGGTGCCCCAGCTCGTGGATTTTTGCGTGTGTCCGATCATGAACGGAGGCACGCGAAACCAGCGGCAGATTTCCTCGATCTGAAACGACATGGTTTCCAGCATCTGCGCGTCGCGCGCGCTCATTGAGAGCGACTGAAACTCCATTCCGTGTTCGAGGATTCCCGATCCGCCCTGAACGATCGGATCAAGAATGTTCTCTTTCGCTTGCGTCCGCTGATCCGTTGTCAGGCCGGCTTGCATTTTGAGTACGCCCTGATTTCGCATATTGTTCGAGTACAGTTCGGACGCCGCTTTCGAGGCATTGCGGACCGAAGCCAGCGTGTGACGCGCGTAGGAAATAGGCGAAAGACCTTCGTCCCCACCATTCCCGAAGCCGCGGACGTGAAACATATCCTCTTCGGCGATTTCGCGTGTGCGCTTCCCGTGCAGCCGGTAACGCCGCGCCCCGCGTTCGGTGCGGAAGACCTCAACGGTATCTGCCCCCAATGGCTGTAGGGCGATGATGCGCGGATACGGGTTCGAGGACGACCGCGGCGTGATGTAGAGCTTTTCTGCGTAGGCATTGCCGGCGACGCACAAGGAAGCCGCGATCCCTTCCCAAAACTCGACCGCGGTGAAATCAAAATGCGGGCTATCGTGGAGCAGTTCGTACAGCGGGTGGTCCTTGTCGATCCTTCGCCCACCATCCGGCTCTTGCCGATAGACCAGCATCGGAAGCGTCGAGATCGTTTCGGCGATAAGCCTGATGCAGGCCCACACCGTAGCGATTTGCAGCGCGGCATCAGGCCCACGATCAGCGCAGTTATCGTCGCGTCGGTTGCTCGTGATGCTGAGCTTGCCGCCGACATGTGGCCACCCGAACATCCAGCGGATCGGGTTGAGCAGGGACAATGAATAAACGCTCATCCCATAACCGGCGCAGAGAGGAAGTCGGTCATATCGGCGGCTTCCTTCAAGTCGTTAGTAGCGGCCCCTGTCGCCATCGCAACAGTCACCAAGCCATCAATTCGGCCTCGTGACCGCTTCTTGTCGAAGGCACGATTTTTCTGTCCGTCAGATACCAAAAGCGCATTCGCTGCGCACATGTACGTCACCGGGGATGCATCAACCGTGATCGACTTTGTGAGGATGCGATCCTCAAGACGCTCGACGGAGCGCGGCATACACAGTTGTTTATCCTCGAAGATCACGCGCGTTCCCTGCGCGTGGCTGACAAGTCTTAGCCCTTGCCCTGCCGGCTTGTCCGGTCCTTCCCATTTCCAAACCGGGAGCCCGATTTCGTCGCACGCTGCGATAAAATCACCGATGCCGGCGGGATCGAAAGCGAGAAACTGCAGATCATGCTCGGCACGAAGCTTTGCGACTTCTGCGGCAACGAAAGTTTTGTCGATCACAGCGCCGGGGACGGCTGTTAGCAGTCCCTGTTCTACCCATTGCTCATACGGCGCGTTATCGGCGCGCGCGCGGTCAGGAAGTCCGGCCTTCGTGGTCCAGTACCAAGTTTTGGCGTAAAGGTGCCCATCCTTGAGCCATACAACCGTTAGAGCGGTTAGATCGTTCTTCTGCGACAGGTCCAATGAGAGCCAGCACGGGCATCCCTTGAAGTCGTCCGGGTTCACCGGACCTTGCACCGCCGCCCAGGCTTCCTCGGCAATCCAGAAATCAACCGAGCCGAGCGGAATCCCGAAATAGAGCCGCTTCACGCTCAGCGCTGTGGAGAGCAGCGACCGCGCCGTATTAACCTCACCGCGGATGTTTTCGATCGGGAACGTGGTGCCTAGGGCTGGTAGGGCCTTTTCCCAACACGCTTCATTCTCGAAAACGGTCTCGCGATCAGTCTTGTCCACCCGAGCGATAAAGGCGAATGCCTCATCGTCCTGAATGTCGCCCTTAGCGACCTTCTGAAAAAACTCGCTGTAGTCAGTCCCTACGATCTGCGTTGTTGCCGGCGTGTTCGTACCCAGCAGCATCAGCGCATCGCCTGGCATCTTCGCTATCGCACGACGCCAAGTCTCGATCGGGGCCGCCGTCTTGAATTCGTGGATTTCATCGGCTGCAACTAGCGTCGGGCGCGGCCCTGAGATCGCCTCGCCGTTCGCCAGCGATTGAAACTTCGACCCGCTTTCCGGGTGCTCAATCTTCCAGGCGTTGTCGAGCTCGCCGCGGATAACAACCTCACCGCGGGATTCCAGCGTGTCGGTCTGTCTCTCCTCTGCGCCTGGGATGTTCGCCCGGCACATCGCCACAGCATCTTTGAACAAGACGTTCGCCGTCGCGCGGTCCTGCCCGATCGAATAAACCTCGGAACGAGCAATGCCGTAATAGCCCATCAGATAGAGCCCGATGGCCGCCATCAGCGGAGATTTTGCCTGCCCCTTACCCGTCTCAAGCCAACCGGCCCGAAAACGCATCCGGCCACTGTCTTTCCGCCACCCGAACAAAGAGCCGATCGCGAATGTGTGCCACGGCAGCGGATCAAACGGAGCGCCTGCTTTTGCGCCAGCGGTGATTGATAGAACCGCAGGAAAGAACCCTAGAGCGTGCGCGGCCTTCTCAGGAACCCAATGCAGCCCGCGTGACAGTCCATCCTTCAGATCGCGAAGGTGGCGTTCCGCGGCATATTTGACCAGTTCCCCGGAGACCACCTTGCCCGCGAGAACCGCGCGCGCCCAAGCGGTGGCCGGATCATTTGGCAACTGGTCTGAGGTAATTGTCTGCGGCGCGCGCGGTTTTTTTGGCACGCTGCACTTTCCCGGCTTTCGCTCGACGCAGAGGTGAGATGCAAAGTTCCGCTTCCAACGTGCGGATGGATTCATCGGCCTGGCGCATCGCGATCCAGTAGGGTGAATACGTCGCTTGGCGCTTCACTTTGGTGATCGCGCCGCTGTCGGCCACCGTTTTCGCCAGCCGCTCATACTGGACGCGGAATTCAACGAGCCGCTTGATCGCGTGGCCATTCGCTACCGTTAGCGAATTTGCCTCCGTCATCTCACGGACAACCGCCGTCCATTCCTCATGTGCCGCAGCAACATCAAGCGCGTCGGAATATACAGACTGCCAGTCTGGTTCCGGCGGAACACCGTCACCACCATTGAAAACAGGGAAGGACATTTTGTTGAACTCCTCCCCTCTGATTTTTGCTTCCAGTGCGAACGGAGG